CTACCGAGTTCTATACTGACAAATTCTTCAAGAACGAGTAGGAGTGTGTTTGATTGCATTGACTTGTATATTCAAGCGGTCAAAGAAAGTATCAAGAAATAAAGTTGACTAGAAAACTAAGTACTGATGCTGATATGAGGCACAACTTATATCTTCGAGGGTTCAAAACCCTCTACAAGGTTTGCGCAGATGCAGTTGAACACACGACTACAAAAATAAAACTTGACAAGATCTTAATAAGGTCTTATAATAGTAGATGAGTAATTATAATAATAAAATAAAAAGGAACAACTACAAGAATCAGTGGACTCTTGCCACTTTCTTTCTTAGTTTTTTTCATAAACAACTAGGTAAGATCCACTCTGTCCTGAACAGGTTAGTTTTTCAAGTTGGTTTTTCTAACGGCTCGAAAAAAACCAACGTCTTTACTAGAATAAATAACTTCCTTTTCTTTATTTATTTTTTTACCCAACAAAAAGAAAAAAATGCTTGCAATCTATTCAAGGATGTGGTATAATCGAGCATAACTTTTAAAACAATAGTAACTAAAAAGAGAGAGGATAAATATATAACATGAATCAAGAAATACAACAAGTGACTGGCACAGCTTACTGGGCAAGTATCACAGTTCCAAACACAACCTTTGAACCTATCTATCAAATCGAAGTAGTGTTAGACGATACAACAGCAGATGAGTTTGAAGCTAATGGATTTCCAACTATCAATGGCACTGCCATGAAAAGAGATGGATCTCCTAAAACTTCTGATCACTACGATGGTAGAGCAGTGCTGATTAAACGCAAAGTTAATCGTAGAAAAGATGGCACACCTAACGTTAAGCCTAGACTTTATGACAAGAACGGAGAGCCTACTGAAGATATGGTAGGAAATGGCTCAACTGTTTCAGTTAAGTATAGAGCATGGGAAGTGGACAACGAGTTTGGACACTACAAAGGACTTGACTTAGTGAAAGTCAAAGTTCTTAATCTCGTAGAGTTTACAGGTAGTGACAGTGATTTTGATGACGATGAATTTTAATAACAACAGAGGTAACTAAAAAATGAATGAAGAAACTCAGCAACAAAAACCCTATATCACTATTGATGATGTTCAAATATACGTTGAAGACTTACCTGAAGATGGTCAAGCTATCTTTGGTAGGATACAACGTCTGAACCAGAAGAAAGTTAATCTTGTTCTAGACTTGGAAGAAGTCAACGCAGGACTAGCTTCTTTTACTAACAGCATTGTTGGTATCGTTAATGCTGATGATGAAGGTGAGCCAAGCATCGAAGAGACTGATGCTTTTCCGATAGAAAATGATTAGGCGACCACTTCTATATGAAAGCCACTAATCATTATAGCATAAGCGGTGTGTCAACGAAGAGGAAGACACTTAAATATTTCCTGTTAGGTCGGGCATTGAATGTTGTGCCAAAGTATTTAAAACAATAGACCTTATAAACACAGAGCCGTATTATAATTGAGGTTTTGTTAGTTTTTCCAAGAGCATAAAAAAACTAGCCATAATAGATATAGTTGACTTTTGAATTAAAAGGTGATACTCTCTGAGTAATGTTATTTTTAATACAAACTAGGTCTAACAAAAACAATGTTCCACGTGGAACAAGGAGCAAACAAAAATGAAAAGTTTTAAACTTAAAAGGCTACATCCTAAAAACACGCATGTCATTTATAACAATTATTTACATGACTCAACTTTATCTGAGTATGGATACAAGGATTATAGAATTAAATCTGATGGCACATTCTCAGGTTGGTTTGTAGAGAAAAATGGAAAAAGACTTACTTCACTTTTAGGACTAGGGTTTAAAGAAGCAAGAAGTTGGCTAAAAACCCACATTAAAAGAGAGGAGTATCAATGAACATGACAGATCATACCAAATCAAACTGGGATGAATACAAACTGCCTTGTCCTAAATGTGGTGGATCAGATCCAGTAGCCAAGAACAAAGACGGATCAGCACATTGCTTTAGTTGCGAGGCACATTTCTCTGATTATGATAAAGCAAGTGAGAACACTCCACAACAACAGCAACAGCAACAGCAACAAGTATCTAATATAAAAGACCACAAAAATAAGCTTAGAGTTCCTAAGAACGGAATCTTCAAAGAACTAACCGACAGAAAGATCTCTAAGCAGACAGCTATCAAGTATGGTGTCAAGGTTATTGAAAGCACAAGTGAACAAATCTATCCTTATTATGTTGGCAATCAGCTAGTAGCTACTAAGGTCAGATACAAAAGCCAAGATGGAGTAGCTAAGAAATTTATAGTCAATGGTTCTTTTGCTGACAGTGGATTGTTTGGAGAACAACTGTTTAGTAAAGGCGGAAAGTATATTACACTTGTCGAGGGTGAATGTGATGCTATGGCTGCTTATGAAATGCTTGGCTCTAAATGGGCAGTAGTCTCCATCAAGAGAGGTGCTTCAGGTGCAGTCAAAGATGTTAAAGAAAGCCTAGAGTTTTTAGAAAGCTTTGACAACGTAGTAGTTTGCTTTGATAATGACAAGGCTGGCAGAGAAGCTTCTCGCAAGGTTGCTCGTCTATTTACTCCAAGCAAAGCAAAGATAATGACTTTGCCTGAACAGTTCAACGATCCTAACGATATGTTGTTTGCAAGCAAAGGCAACCTGTTCAATCAAGTTTGGTGGGCAGCTAAAACATATACACCAGCAGGTGTCATAAATGTATCAGACTATAAGTTAAAGTTCTTCGACAGAGAAAAGAAGAAGAGTGTTCCTTATCCTTATGCAGGATTAAACAAGAAACTCTATGGCTTGAGACAGGGAGAACTTGTAACTCTCACAGGTGGCACAGGACTAGGTAAGTCTAGTGTCACTCGTGAACTAGAACACTGGCTTATAAAAGAAACAGACGATAATGTAGGTATCATATCCCTAGAAGAAGATCCTAACAGAACTATCAGTGGTATCTTATCTATCGAAGCTAACGCAAGACTATATATTGATCAAGTCTTAGAAGAGTTTTCCAAAGAAGAGATAGATAAATTCTTTGATATTCTTTATAGCGGAGAGAATAAAAACAGAGTATGGATACATGCACACTTCGGCACTAACTCTATCGAAGAAATCTTTTCTAAACTTAGATACATGATCGTAGGTTGTGGTTGTAAGTGGGTGGTCGTAGATCATTTACACATGCTAGTTAGTGCAGTCCACGAGGGAGATGAGCGTAGAGCCATAGATGCAATTATGACTAGGCTCAGAAGTATCGTAGAAGAAACTGGTGCTGGTTTAGTTTTGGTGTCACATCTTAGACGAGTTGTTGGCAACAAAGGACACGAAGATGGTATCCAAGTTAATCTTAGTCATCTGCGTGGCAGTCAATCCATAGCACAGTTGAGTGATTGTGTTATAGCTTTGGAAAGAAACCAACAATCAGATGATCCTGAAGAAGCAAGAACAACAGTTCTAAGAGTATTGAAGTCTAGATACACAGGAGATGTGGGATTAGCTGATCGTTTGCTTTATGATAAAAAAACAGGTCGCCTAAATGAAATACCTGCTGAAGATTACGAAGACGATGGAAGCAGTGACATAGAGTTTGATGATTATGCGTAGCCTAGTATTTGACATAGAAACAGACGACCTCAAGGCTACTAAAGTCTGGTGTATTTGCGCTCAAGATCTTGATTCTAATGAACTTTTTCGGTTTGCTCCTCACCAATTAGAGTCAGGTCTTGAGTTGCTTCAGTCAGCAGACAAGCTTATAGGACACAACATCATAGGGTTTGACATACCTATAATAAAAAAGATTTTAGGAGTTGATCTAAGCGATAAAAAAATAGTTGATACTCTTGTCTTGTCTCGTCTGCTTAATCCTGTGCGAGAAGGTGGACACAGCTTAGAGATGTGGGGTTATAGATTGAACTATCCTAAAGACGATTTCACTGAATATAATAAATACTCACCAGAGATGTTAAAGTATTGTGTTCGTGATGTTCAGCTTAATACTATGACCTATCACAAACTTAAAGAAGAAGCAACAGGTTTTACTAAAGAGTGTGTTAATCTTGAACATGGTGTTAGTTTAATTTTAAAAGAGCAAGAACAAAATGGATTTCTATTTGATGAACCTAAAGCAAACAACCTTCTTTCAAAGCTTTATAAAAGAATGAATGAAGTAGAGGAAGAAGTTCATAAAGTATTTAAACCTAAATGGATAGATGATAAATTAGTAACTCCTTATGTTAAGAAAGATGGCTCGTTATCTAAACGAGGACTAACAGATAAGGAATACGAACAGGTATTTCTTGAAATTATTCTTCAAAAAGGTGTGAACGGAATACAGGAAGAAGACTTTGAAGTTCCTAAACCTAGAACATTCATGCGAAAGAAGTATCAAGAGTTTAACTTAGGCTCAAGAAAACAAATAGGAGAATACTTACAAGACTTTGGATGGAAGCCTAAAAAGTTTACACCAACTGGTCAGCCAATTGTTGATGAGAAGATATTAAAAAAGATTACGGACATACCAGAAGCTCAACTTATAGCAGAGTATCTTTTACTTCAGAAAAGAATTGCACAGATTGAATCTTGGGTAAAAGCTGTTGAGGATGATGGAAGAGTTCATGGGTTTGTAATACCTAACGGAACTATTACAGGTCGTATGAGCCACAGAGCGCCTAACATGGCACAAGTTCCATCAGTTAAGAGTTCTTATGGTGCAGAATGCAGAGAATGTTGGATCACACCTAAAGGATATAAACTAATAGGTATTGATGCAAGTGGATTGGAATTAAGAATACTTGCTCACTACATGAAAGACGAGGACTTTACAAATGAAATCATTAATGGAGATATACACACCTATAATCAAAAAATTGCACGACTTCAATCAAGAGATCAGGCGAAGACTTTCATCTATGCACTCATCTACGGAGCAGCAAATAAAAGACTCGGAGCAGTGGTTGGTGGAAGCGAAAACGATGGTAAGAGAATTAGAGAATATTTCTTTGCTGATCAGCCTGCATTTAAAAGACTTCGAGATAGAGTTACAAAAGCAGCAGCGAAAGGCTATGTCAAAGGAATAGACGGAAGAAGGATCTTCATAAGAAACACACACGCTTCTTTGAATAGTTTACTACAAGGTGGTGGTGCAATAGCTATGAAGAGAGCGTTAATTATACTAAACAAGAAAGCCAACAAAAGAAACCTAGATTTTAAGTTTGTTGCTAACATACATGATGAATGGCAAGTAGAAGTGCATAAGGCACACGCTGAATATTTAGGCAAACTTGGTATAGAAGCCATTAAAGAAGCAGGTGATTATTATAATCTTCGGTGTCCTCTAGATGCCGAATACAAAATAGGAGATGACTGGAGTGAAACACATTAAAGAAAATTGTAACACGTGTGGTGTGAAACTAACAGATACTAATTGGAATCTTTCTTGGAGGAAAACTAATAGAACACAATGTCAGGCTTGTAATAATCCTAATCGAAAAAAACATAATCCAAATAGAATGTTTGTTAATGGTAAATATGTATCTAAAACGCATCCACTATATAAAGCAGGAAGATTTAAAACTTTTGAAGGTGCAGCCTTTGCAGCTTTAGAAGGATACGAAAAAACCACAGAAGGATATGTTTATATTATTAATAATCCTTGTTGGGATGGGTGGCTCAAGATTGGAATGGCAGTTGATGCTGAAGACAGATGTAACAGCTACCAAACAAGCAGTCCTCATAGGGATTATAGACTTCTATATGCAAGAAGATTTAAAGATAGAAGAAAAGCAGAGAAAAAAACCATACACAAACTTAAAAAGGTTGTGAAAGAACACAACGGAGAATGGTTTAAGACAGATAGAAACACTGTTCAAGAAATTATAGGAGGACTATCAATAACATTATGAAAATGAAAAAACTAAATACACTTGTAGAAGACATCTACGACACTATATCTGTTCTGAACGCTGGAACAGCCTTAAACATAACAGAAGAAGACCTAGATGCCTTTGGTGATGCTATAAAAGAAGCATTGCGGAAGTGGTCGCATCCTAAAGAAAGGTCCAGCAAAAACAACCTACGCATGAGTAATGTTGGTAAACCTATGCGACAACTTTGGTATGATTTGAAATCAGAAGAAGAAGACCAACTTCCTTTGGAGTCTTCCGTATTTATTAAGTTTTTATACGGCCACATCTTAGAAGAAGTTGTCCTCTTGTTAGTAAAACTAGCAGGACATGAAGTTACTTCTGAGCAGAAAGAAGTAGATGTTGATGGTGTATTAGGCCACATGGATTGTAAGATAGATGGTGAAGTTATTGATATTAAGACAGCTTCTGGTTTTGCTTTTAAAAAGTTCAGAGATGGAACGCTGAGAAACGATGATCCCTTTGGATATATGTCTCAGCTATCTGGATACGAAGAGTCCGAACAAACAAACGATGGAGGCTTCCTGGCTTTGAATAAAGAAACAGGAGAGCTTGCTTTGTATTGTCCTGAAGAGTTAGATAAACCAAATGTAAAAAAGAAAATAAAAACTATTAGAAGTTTTCTAAATTCAGGTGAGCTTCCAGATCAATGTTACGAAAGCGTACCAGAGGGTAAAAGCGGCAACATGAAACTACATCGTCAATGTGTTTACTGCCGACACAAAAACACTTGCCATAAAGATGTAAATGGTGGTGAAGGATTAAGAGTTTTTAAATATGCTAACAAATTAGTTTACTTCACAAAGGTTGTAAAAGAACCTAGAGTTCCTGAGATAACTTTGTGAACGGAAGAAAAGCTAAAGCAATAAGAAAACAAGGTAAGCAAATCCTAGTTGATTGGTTGCACTCTATTATACCTGATGAAAAAGAGGCCTCTAAGATAAACGTAAAAAACATAGAAGAGTTTCTGTCTGAGCAAACTCATGTCTATATGAATAATAAATTTTTACTTAGTGCTTACTCTTTGAAATGGATTTACAAAAGAGTTAAAAGAAATCCTTGTCTGACCTTTGAGCAGCTTCAAAAAGATTTAAAGTAATAATAAACCTTATGAAAAAAAAGAAAACTAAAAAAATAAAACAGTTGGAACAAACAGGCGAAATTGAAGTTGATATTAATAATATTGATTTAGAAGAACTTTTAGTAGCATTAGGAGGCGTGTTGTTTGCAGGCGCAGACATACAAGAGATAGATGCTCCTTTGCTTTCACGACTAGATGATTTAATCAAAGCTGAATTGATCTTAAGAGAAAACTCTATGAATATGCCAACAGATGAGACACTACATTAATTATGAAAAGAAAACCTAGAAAAAAGCGACCTATTGAG